GTCTGCGCCGGCGAGAGGGGGAGCGCGCGCTGGGCCTCGGCCTGCGCGTCCGGATGCATCGGCATCGGCGTCAGGCTGCACTCCATGAGCACCGGGGCCATGAAGACCATGCCGCCGCGCTCATCGTAGAGCTCGGAGCCCTTGAGGTCCGGGCTGCCGCGCCACATCATCTGCGACGGCCGGAAGCCGACGCTGACGGTGCGCAGGGTGCCGGCCCGGAGCTGCGCGTCCACGGTCATCGAGAGCGGGTACGACTCGACAGGCCGCGGCTCCAGCGTGCCCCGCAGGGCCCCGTCGCGCACGGCCACGTCGCGCCAGACGCCGACTGCGGGCTGATCGTACTGGTGCGCCCAGAGGGCCACGGGGTTGCGGGTGAACTCCACGAGGTCCCAGTCCTGTTGCACGATGTCGCGGGCCCGGTCGGGAGCCGCACTCGACATCACGAAGCCGTACCCGGGCCGCTTGTCGTCGTCGCTGTCGCCGTCGGGGCTCCGCGTGACCTGCACGAAGGCGCGCCCGAGCAGCTTGTGCTCCGCGATGCCGACGGCGGCCCCGATGTCCCGCAGCACCGTCCACTCGGCACCCCGAGTCAGCACCTCGGGCACGTCGCGCTCCGACACCCGGGCCGCCTCGGCCATCGCGCCGAGATGGCGCGCAGAGCTGTGGGCCAGCTGCCGCAGGATGAGGCCGGGGGGCGCGGATACGACGGCGTAGCTCATGCGGGAGACCTCAGTCGGGCCACGGTGGTACACCGGCAGTTGACCGTAAGCCCGGCCTGCGTGAACAGTCCCGGGCCTCGGGCCGTGGCGCCCACATAGCGCGGCTCCACGTCTGCGCCTATGGGTACCACGAAGAGCCCGCCGGGCGCAACCCGCTGGCCGTCCAGCGCGCGGTGCTCGGGCCGCTCGCCGAAGCCCGCGCTTGACCACTCGACCTCAAAGTCGACGCCATCGGCGACGGCCTGCTGATACGCCGCCAGCTGCCCCTCGGTCTGCGCGCGGACGGCCTCGGTCCGGCCGATGCGGAGGGCGCGCATCGGGGAGAAGCCTTGATCGACCTGCAGGGCCTTCTGGATGTCGTTGATGCTGGCGCCGGCCTCGATGCCCTCCGACACCACGATTCCCACCCGCTCCCGGGTGTAGTCGGACACCTCAACCACCATCCGGCCAAGCTGCAAGTCCGCGGCGATGGTCACCTGCAGCGCGTCGAAGAGAGCGGCCCGCCCGAGCGCCGAGAGCTCGCGGCGCAGGGCCTCGCGGATGGCCGACTCAAGCACCTCGCGGCCGAAGTCCTCAAGGAGCCGGGCCACCTCTTCGGGGCCCGCGAGGATGCGCTCCAAGTCCCCCGCGGTGAGCATCCGCTGCACCGACCGCTCGGCGGGCAGCACGTCGGCGATGCGCCGCTGGTACCGGCCGAGCTGCGCCGAGAGCAGCCGGCGCCACTCGCGGGCCAGCGCGCGAGCGTGCCGGTCAAGCGCGCGGCGCCGAACGGCGGCGGGGTCAGCCATCGGGGAAGAGCTCGTCATCGCGGCGGAGCCGGCGGGCCCACGCTGCACCGGCGTCGCCGCCCCAGAGCAGCCATGCGACGTAGAAGGGGCTCGGGTCTGTCGTCGAGCCCCACCCGGGCTTGCGCCGGGCCTCCGTGGCGAGCGTGCCGCCAAAGCGCGCGAACCACCGCACGAGCTTGCGCGCGAGGTCATCCCCGATGCTGCCGCTCGCCAGCGCAGAGGCCGTCCGGGCGCCCTCAGCGGTGCCGCCGCGGTGGCCGGCCCGCCGGAGGTCCAGCCCCCGCCGGGCCGCGCGTCTGGCCCCCTGGGGCACGTCCCACGGCATCAGGCGTCCTCGTCGAGCGCATCGAGCACCATCCGGGCGAGGTCCTGCGCCTCGGTCAGCGCGTCGAGGTCGTCGGGGTCGTCAGGGTCAGCGGCAGCGATGACGGCCCGCGCCTGCGCGATGAGGTCTGCCGCGTCGTCCGCGGAGAGAGGGGCCCCGCCCGCCGCGTCCGCTGGAGCACCGGAGACGGGCGGGGCCGCTGAGTCGGTAGAGAGGTCGGGAGCGTCGGCGAAGCCCTCGTAGGCCGCGGCCGCGTCGGGGTCGGCGCCGAGGGCGACCCACGTCTGGACGGCGGCGATGCGCTCAGCCCGGTCAGACTGAAGCTCGGGGACGCCGGCGAAGTCGTGCGCGAGCCGCACATCGGGCGACTCGCCGAGCATGTAGGGCAGCGCCGACAGGGCATCGTCGACGAGTCGGCAGAGGTCGCGGACGTGGTTCCAGAAGAGGGCCGCCTCCTGTTGAGCCGTGGCAAAGTTGGCGCCCGGGAGGCCCATCACGGTGGGCGGGACGCTGGTCACCGCCATGACCTGCTCACGCACGAAGGTCCTCTGAGCCGGCAGGTCCTGCTCCCGTGGCGCCCAGCCGATGGGCTTCAGGTCGGCGTCGCCCGACAGCGTGAGCACCCCGCCGTCATTCTGCTTCATCATCGCGCGGATGGCGACATCGGCCGTGGCGCGCTGCACCGGGTCCCAGCCCATATCGCCTTTCGGCGCGAGCACTGCGGCCGGGCGGCCCGCCGCGCCATTCAGCCGCGCCCTGTCAGCAAGGGCTTGGTCGGCCAGAAGGTCGCGCCGCAGCACCTCGACCAGCCCGGTGCCCCACATGCCGTACACGCCATCCTCCGCAGTCGGCATCGCCATGTGAAGGATCGCGGACGGCTCATAGTACGTCTCCTCACCGGCGGGGCCGATGAGGTAGGCCCGGGGCTCCCCCGTCGGCCCCGGCTCGATGCGGACGCGGCCGGGGTGGACCCGGCGCATGGTCGCGGCGCCGCCCGGGGCCCGGAGCACGATGCAGACGGCGTTTCCGGCCGCCTGCAGGTCGAGCATGAGCTGGCGCCGGAGCCGCAGCCCCGTCACGCCGGGCGAGGGGCGCCGAAGGAGCTCCAGCGCCGCAGACTGCACCCGGGTCGTCTCGACGCCCTCGGGGGTCTGCCGGTCGCGCAGGGCGACGATGGGCAGGCTGGCAGCCGCGTCGCTGACCTTCAGGAGCGCCGCCCACAGGAAGGGGTTGCTCTTCGCCCCGGCCAGCGCCTGCAGGGGGCTGTACAGCGGCGGCGTCGCCGTCCCCGCCACCCAGTCCGAGCCCGCGACGTACCGCCGCTCGTCGGGCTCCGCGATAGGCAGCGGCCCCGTGGACCGCTCGATGACGAGAGGCGCCTCGGCGGCGGTCAGCCACCGCCACGCGCGGGTCAGCAGGGAGGGCGAGTCGGGCATGGGCGCACCGTACCACGGGCGCCGGAGGCCGTCACCCCGCCCGCGCGGCCATGAGGGCGTACCGCAGCGCGTCCCATGCGTGGTCGGCGCCCTCCGTCTGCATCTGCTGCCGGGCGGTGCCCGTCGGGTCGTCTCGGCGCCAGCGCAGGCCCTCCATCTCCTCGACGAGGGGCCGCAACCCAGGCACATCGTGGATGACCAGCCCCACCCGGCCGTCGGCGTCGGGCTGCAGGAGCTCTTCGATGGCGAGGTACCCGGCCGCGCGGTCTTTTGTCGCAGCCACGGTTTGCAGCATCATCGCGTGGAACTCCTTCCTTTGGTCCAGGCCCGCCGAGTCGGCCACCCGGCGCCGGGGGTACGGCTCGCGGCGGCCGGGGTGCTCCCGGCAGACGGCGCAGCCTTCGACGAGGCGCCGCACGTTCGCGTCGCTCCGGGGTTCCTGCTCAGCCCAGCACCCGGGGCACGCCTCGGCCCGGTGGATGGCCTTGGCATGCTCGGTCAGAGAGCACCCGGCCTCGTAGCGCCCCCGGTAGACGTGCAGCACCTCGCCCACCCGGGCCAGCCAGAGGGCGGCGAAAGGGTCGCGCACGCCCCAGTCGATGGCCATCCACCGCGGGGCCTCGGGCGGGATGGGCGCCGGCGGGATGACGTGCCGGAGCCGGTCAAAGCCGGGGTGCACCAGCCCCTCAAGGGCCACGATGTCGCCCATCCGGCGCATCCGCTGCTGCGTCGGCGACATGCCCGCGAACTCGCGCCGCAGCTGCTCGCGGCTCATGTGCGGGTTGTCCAGCGAGTCGAGCCGGCAGACCAGTGGCGGGGGCCGCGGCGTCTCGGGGCGCAGCAGCCCCTTCAGCAGCGGCGACCACCCGCGGGTCGGAGGCGCCGTCAGCATCTGCCAGCCGCGGTAGTCCATGACCCGCATCGCTGACTCGGCCCACACGTCCCAGTCGCCGTGGTCTTCGTCGTGATGCACGAGGCCCGCGGAGAAGCCCTGGAAGCCGCGATAGCCGGGCTCGGCGCTCTGGAAGTTCACGGTACCCCGCGTGCTCGGGCTGGCTCCCGGCGGGCCCATCGTCGCCTCCCCGTGCCCGTTCCGGTTGCGCCACACCATCCCCGGACCGCCGAACGACTCGTAGACCGCGCGCTGCACCTTGATGCTCTGGTCGTTCGTGATGCCTGCGACGTACACCGGCTCGGCCTCGGTGTGAATCCGGCCCGGCTGCAGCCCGTTGGCGGCCAGCATCACCCGGGCCTCGGGGTCGGCCGCGCCGCGGCTGATGAGCGTGCCGATGATCGCGCCGGTGGTGGTCTTGGAGCTCCGGTTGCCCCCGAGGAGGATGACCACCCCAGCATCACTGGCCAGGATGTCCCGCACCGCGCCCCACTGCGACGTGCGGGCCTCGACCACCCCGCAGGACGGGCACCGCCAGCGGTCGCCCTCGGGGACCATCGTCACCCCGCGGCACTCCACGCCGTCGACGGGCGAGGGCCGGTACGCGCCGGGCTTGCTCCGGTCGTCGCAGGTCAGGCACTCCGGGCGCCAGAGCCGGACTGCGGCGAGGGGGTACCGCTTCGGGTCGCCCAGCATCGCGTGCACCGCCGCGCACAAGTCGGCGTCGGCCCGGGTCACGCCCTCCGGGATGGGGGCGCGCCCGAGCACGATGTCGACGGCGGCCGGGAGGCTCAGAGGCATGCGGTCAGCGTCACCTGAACCTCTTCGGGGCCGTTCCGCACCTCCGCAGTCAGCGACTTGCACAGCCAGTCATCCTCAACGCATCCGGCATCAACAAGCGCGTCAAGGTGCAGCTTCACGACGTTGTCGAGGTCTGGCATGCACAGCCGCGCCCCAGGCCGCCGAACGGTCACCAACAGCCGGAAGTCATCGGCACAGACCGCGGGCTGCGCCTCGCGCGCACTGACCCACGCCGCCTCAGCCCGCAGGCGCGACCACTCCGACGACAGCCCCGACCCGGCGGCCCGCCCGCCCATGATGCGCGGGCGCCCCTGCCCGACGGCCGGCCCCGGCAGGCTGACCGTGACGGCCGTGCCGGGGGCCATCGGCGGGTAGCCGCCCAGCCTCAGCGCCTCCTTGCGGGCATCCAGGCTGCCCCGGATGACCTCCGCCATGCTCCGCCAGACCGTCGGCGGCTTGACCCCCTCCTCCCGGGCGAGGGCCTGAACCCAGGCCGAGAGCTGTCGGGGCCGGGTGCACTCCACGATGGACCAGCGCGCCAGCTCGCGGCGGGCCGGTGTCACATCCCCTCCGGCAGCCCGGCCAGCCGGCGCAGGTGCGCGACCTCACGCCGGGCGCTCTGCAGCTCCGCCTCGGCGAGGCACAGGGCCCCGCTGAGCCGCCGGAGCTCCACGGTCGCCGCCTGCAGCCGCTCCACCTCCGCACGCAGCCGCTCCGCGTCGCGCTCAACCAGCGCGGTATCCTCGCGTGCCCGGTCGGCCCGACGGTCGGCCTCGGCGAGGCGCGGCGCGAGCTCGCGGTGGCAGTCCAGCCACCCGCGGCGGTAGCCCTCCCGCTCCACGCGGGTCACGGTGTCGCGGACAGACGACGCGGCGTGCTCCGACCAGCGGGCCGTCACGGGGTCGACCGGCGGGGGCCAAGGGCAGTAGGTCATCACGGCTCCAGGGCGGCCGGCATGGGGCCGGCTCGCCCGTACACTGTACGCTATCCCGCGCCGCCCGTCAAGGGCGCCAGAGCCCGAATCGCCTCGGCGGGGTCCACGTCCACGCGGACGGGGCCGCCGGCGGGGCCGGAGACCTCGACGGCCTGGGTCCGCGTCCAACCGTGGCGGCGCTCCAACTCGAAGGTCACGGCCCGGAGGGCAACCGCGGGGTCCAGCGGGTGGGCCTGCAGGTCGGTCAGCCGGTTCACGAGCTGTTGCTCACGGTCCGCCTGGGCCCGCTTCACCTCCGCCTGAAATCGCCGGTGCCGCACTAGACTCCCTGCCATCCAGGCGCGCACCGTGCTCTCCCCGATGTCGGCTATCTGCGCCGCGGCGGCCAGCGACAGCCCCGACCGGATGCCGTCGGCGATGAGCCGCCGATTCTCGGGGGTGCACTTCGACGCGCGCCCGGGCCGGCGGACCTGCTCAGACACGGGGCCCCTCCCGCTCGATGACCTCCGGCCGCCCGAGCTCCCGCTGAGCCATGACCCGGCACACGCTGTCAACCCGCCGCGGCGTCTCCCAGCCCACCCGCTGCAGGAGCGGCCACGCCTCGCGCCAGACCTCGCGCCACTGGCCGGCGCTGAACCGGTCGCTGGCCGCCCACCGCTGCACAAGGTGCCCGGCCTCGTAGCCGTACCCGACGCGGTGCCGGAGGCCGGTGGCCCGGTCCTCCCAGCGGGCGCGCACCTCGTCGCCGACGACGGCGATGTCCACGTCTCGGATGTCGTCGCTCACCAGTCACCTCCATCGTCCCGCTGGTCCCGGGACAGGTCGAGCTCGGTCCACAGCTGCCGCGCGCCCTCGAAGTGGCAGGCCACGCGCGAGATGAAGCCCCCGGAGCGGTCCTTCAGGACCGATACCACGTCCGGCGCCGGGTCGTCGGGGTGGTCCATGGACGGGCGCCAGACCCCGACCACGATGTCGGCGTCCTGCTCCACGGCCCCCGAGTCCCGCAGGTCGGACAGCCGGGGGATGCCCGCGTCGGAGCCGGCCCGGCCGGTGTGGGCGCGGGACAGCTGGGAGAGCAGGATGGCCCCCGCGTTGAGCTCCTTCGCCAGGGCGAGCAACCCGTTGCTGACGGCGGTGGTCCCCTCGTAGCGGCTGGCCCGCCCGAGGCTCACGAGGCCGATGTGGTCGATCGGGTTGCCCGCGTCGGGCCGCCGCCGGTGGGCCGTCCGCAGCGCCCGGGCCAGCTGGTCGATGGTGGGCCCCGGCCGGTCGTCCACCCGGATGCCGAGGTCCGCCCAGTCCCGGGCGGCCATCGTGATGGACGTGAGCTCCGGCCCCGTCGGCGCCCGGGTCGCGTACTCGCGCCAGGGCACCGCGTAGAGCTGCGCGGCGTGGCGCTCCGCGATGAGCCGGGCGGGCATCTCGAGGCTGATGTAGACCACGGAGAAGCCCCGCCGGGCCGACGCCGTGGCCCACTGCTGAGCCAAGGCGCTCTTGCCCATGCTCGGCCGGCCGGCGACGACGGCCACCTGCCCCCGGCCCAGGTGGAGCCGGTGGTCCAGCGCGGGGATGCCGATGGGGAACCGCTCGCGCCGCACGGGCCGGCCGGCCTCGTGGGCGGCCATCGCGTCCTCCATCATGGCGAGCGCGACGGCCTCGGGGTCATGCCAGCGCCCCTCGTCGGCGGCCCGCGAATCGGCCGGGGGCGCCGAGATCGCCCGCTCCACCTGATCGAGTTCGACCGCGGTGTCGCCAGCGAGGGTCGCCAGCCGCAGCCCGTGTTCGATGACGGCGCGGCGCCGGCCCAGGTCCCGCAGCCGGGTCGCGTAGCCCTCGATCAGCGGGTCGATGACCGGGGACCGGTCGCTCAGCGTGTGCAGGGCCTCCGGCCCGCCGAGGCGGTCCAGCATGGACCCTTGCAGGGCCTCCGCGAAGAGGCTGGCGAGGTCGACCAGCCCCCGCTGGGACATCCGGCGCATCAGGCCCCAGATCTCGCGGTGGGGCTCGCTCCACAGGTCCTCAGCCCGGATGAGGTCGAGGCGCTCGCGCTGGCGGTCGAGGGTGTCGGACAGCAGGCAGGCGCCGAGGAAGTCCCGCTCAAGGTCCAGGTCTCGCGGGGCGGCATGGGGGTTCTTCGGGGCGTTCATCGGGACACCAGCGCGAGGGCGGGAGGCGGGGACAGGTAGCGGGTGAAGCCGGACGCCCACGCGGCGCGCATCTTCGCGGCGTCCTTCGGGGCGCGCATCCGGGCGAGGTCGCCGCCCATGCTGAAGTCGAAGGTCTGCCGGATGGTGCGGGCGGCCGCCGGGTAGCGGGCCTCGGCGCCTGAGCAGCCTACCTCAAGCACGGCGTCGAGGGCTTCCTCCGCGGTGGGCACGTACTTGGACGCCTGCAGCGTCAGCCCGCTGGAAGCGTAGCCCTTGCAGTTCGCCGGCCGGAGGCAGGTCTTGTAGCCCTCGGCGCCCCGGTACGTCTCGCGGCAGAACGGGTTCGGGTTGCTCCACCACCACTCCCACG